CGCTCGAAACGTCGAGGACGGCTTTGCCGTCCCGTTCGCTGTAAAGCGCCAAGTGTTCCGGCGGGACGTCGTTTAGGCTTTCGTAGCTGTCGGCAAGTTCCAAAGTTTCTCTCCGTATCACACGGTGGGCGACGGCGTCGCGCCGTCGTGTGAGATTCTACTGCCGTTGTCGCGTTGTTTGCAACATCAAAGCGTAGGCGCTGGAACTCCGGCGCGCTGGAACGCTGCCGTTTCGCGTTCGTAAAGCTGGCGCAAATTGTATTGCTTGCCGCTGCGATCGACGAAACTGTCGAGGGTTAGCCCGCCCTTTCGGAATAAAACGCCGCGCGTCGGCCCGAGGACCTCGTTTTGAAATGCGACCGTTTGCCTGGTCAGCCATTGCTGGTATGTCGTGTCGCCGGGAACCTGTCCGACGAGTTTTGACACCGCGCGGCGGCGAGCCGGGCCACGCAAACCAGCCAGCTGGCGTTCGGTTGCGGCGTTTGCTGGTCGGCCTGAAAGTTTCCGCCCGTCGATAACCGGGACGCGAACCGACCGGCAGTTCAAATGGATTGGCGGCTTCGGTCCTTTGCCGACCTTGTACCGCTTGCCGTCAAGGCTCCGACAAATCGGCGTGGTTCTCGAATCGAGCGTCGCGACGTATTGCTCTTGCTTAATTATTCGAGTGTTCGCCCGATACAGCGCGTCCAGTACGCCGGTAAAAATTGCCGCCGTTGCCGTGTTGGCCAGCGTTTGAGCTCCGCGGCGCGTAATTTCGCGCGCGCCGTCGGTTCCCTCGTTCGCTTGCGTGCCGAAAATCCGTGCGCCAATTTGCGTTGGCGTTTCGTTGAACAGGACGCCTTGCCGAATCTCGTCCATAAACCGCCGCCGGTCGTTTAGCTCGTACGACTTGAGCCAATCGCGGAGGATCCGGCTTTCCATTGGCCGAGCGAACACGATAGACCGCAAGGCGCGGGCGTCCGGGACGGTAAGCGAAACCAACAGCGGCAAGTCTCCGGCGATATTGGCGGCGCTGGCGATTGCCTCGGCTTGCGCGAACTTCACGAGTTCGGTACGAACCAGCGCGTTTATGTCGTCGAATGTCGGCGAGTTTAGCTCGTCGATCAGGCGCGAGATTCGGACAAGGTTTGCCGTCGTTGCCGGTCCCGGGTCGGCGTTCAGGAGGCCAGCGCGGGCCAGCCTCGATTTCAGCCGGGCGCGAAGTTCAGGCTCGGCCCGGTTCAAAATTGCCCGCATCCGGGCCGCCAAGCCTTTCGCGAATCGGTTTACCTCGACGCGTCGCCGTACTATGTCGTCGCGTATGTCCTCGTTTGAGGTCGGCACGGTTTAACCCTCGTCGTCGTTTTGCGCCTCGTTACCTTTCGGCGGACCGCCTGGTTGATTTTCCGGCGCGATCGGCTCGCCGTTTTCGTCCACGGCCACGGCCTCCTCGCCTAACCCGGTGCGGTCGTCGGTCGGCTCCTCCTCGGCTATTGCGTCCTCCTCCTCCTCGAACGTCAGCTGGGTTACGTCGCCTTTCCGCATTAGGGCGTGGATCGATTTCCACGACAGCGGCGCGCCGCGAGATTTGGCGTTCACGAATCCGAGGAGTTCCGCCGCTTGCATGGCGTCGTCGATAAAGTCCGTGTTCGGTTCTATTTTGACGTCGTCGGGATTGGCTCCGACCCACTCGGCGCACGTTTTCAGAATCTCGGTCAGGCCAGCGGCCGACGTTTGCGCGATGTTCACGAGGTCCGCCGTTCGGGCGGCTACTCGGATTTTCAGCGTTTCGGCTGCCTCGGCCCCGGACCCGCTGGACACTTGCAGCCCATACTGCCGGGCGCGATCGTAGTCGGTCGCCTGAGCCTCGCGCATTTCCGACAAGCCTTGCCCGTCGACGCCAATAAATTTCGCGTCGCCCTCCGGGTTCGGTATGTTTATGTGAGCGCCAGCGCCAACGATCAGCTGTGGCGCGTTCGGGTCGTCGCCTCCGGCGGTGTCCTCGCCGATAACGACGAGCGTGTCCTGCCCTTGCATGAATAACGCTTGCCGATAATCCGCGTCGCCGCGGTAGATTGTCAGCGATAGCCGGGCCAATCCAAGCAGCGGTATGTCGCCCGGTTCCGGCACGAGGTCCGCGGAATTGATGAACGTGAACGGGATTTTCTCGAGCGCCGTTCCCTGAATGACCGGCGTGATCGGATCGAGGCGCGCGCCGTCGTCGTCAAGCGTGACCGTGTACTTGCCGCTTGCCTCGTCCATTTGCAGCGCGCGGAATTTGTTTTGCTCCGACCAGGTAAACCCGTCCCGGACGTCGCGCGTTTCGTCCAGTACGACCAGCGACACGTTGCGCTGCGCGGCTTCGGTCTCCTCCGGCTCGTCGTCCCAATTGATAATTCTGGCGGCCGGGTAGTCGATCAGGTACGGCAAATCCCGCGTCGCGTCGACGTCGGCAAGGATTCCGGCTCGTCCGTATAGAAGCTGGTAAAGCTGAATCCGGCGGATAAGTGCGGTCAGCGGTTCGCCTCGGCTCGTGGCCATTAGCTCGATTTCGGCGAGCGCGTCCGGCAATTCAATGACCGGCGGTTCGCGGTTCATTATGCCGACGAGGGCGTTCGCAATATCGCGGACAAGTGACGGATAGTTCGAGCGCAACAGGTAGGCGTTGTACAATTCTTGCCCCTCGTTCGCTTTCGCTCCACTGGACCCGAGGCCAAGCGCCCGCTGGCCCGAGGTCGTCGGCAAGTAAACGGTCGACCGGCTTTTGATTTTGGTTTCGCCCTCGTAACCGTCGGCAACGAGTGTCCAGTCGGGAAGTTTCCGGTCGTATTGCGGGTGCGTTTGTTCGATGTCGTTTGCTACGGTCGCCACTAGCTTGCTCCTCGGTATCCGCCGGACCTCACGCCCTTATATGCCCGGGCGGCCCGGTGATACGCTCGCGCGAAGCCGTCCGCCTGATCGTCGTAATCACCGTTTGGAAAGACGCAAAGTTCGTCGACGAATTCTTGGTTCCAATCGCCGCGCACGATGTAGACGTTGCCCGCCTCGGCTTGCGCCGCTGGCGCATCCTGCCGAACCTCCTTGCTCCCTGTCTCCGGGGAATAGTGTACCCGGTAGCGCGGGAACTCGGCGGCGAGGTCCTGAGCCTGAGCCTTTCCGGCTTGCCCCGGGTCCTGCGGAAAGTCGATCGTCACAACCTTTCCGTCCGCGTCCGCCGTCGTTTTCATTTTTTGGCGTACTACTAGCGGCGAGCCGCGGAACCGTGTTACGTGTTCGACGTAGATTCTGCCACCAACGCGCCGAACTTTCACGCCCGCCGTGTAATCGCCTTGCCCGCGCGTGTTGTCCTCGGTCGCCGCGAGGTCCCAGCCGCGCACCACGGAGCCGCCTTTTGGCACGTCGGCCGCGTCTATGAACTTGCCGCCAAACCATTTGAGTTTATACATTCCGCCGCCCCTCGGGACGGGGCGTTGTTGCAGCTGGCCCGCGCGACCGTACGCGCCCAGCTCGGTTTCGAGGTCGCCGAGCCTTTCCTCGCTGAACAGTTCAGGCCACAAAAGCTGGCCCTCTTTTGTTCGGTAGTCGCCAGGTAATCGCCGCCCGGACTTTTTCAGCGTGATCGGAACCGAAACGTGCGGGTGCTTTTTCTCGTAACGCGCGGGCAAACACAAATGCACGAGGTCGGCCTTGTCAGCGATCATGTGTCCCGCGTAATCGCGCGAGTGTAACCGCTGCATCATTACGCAAACACCGCCGTCCGGCGATCGCACGCGGGTCGGCAAGGCCAAGCGGATCCGGCGCACGACGTCCTCGCGGTTGTCCTCGCTTTCGGCCTGTTCGACGTTGTGCGGGTCGTCGAGGATAACGAAGTCGCCGCCCTCGCCCATGATTCCCGAGACCGCGGTAGAAAATCGAAAGCCGCCGTGTTCGTTCTCGAATCGGCTTTTGACGTCCTGCCCTTTTCTGATTTGGAGCGCCGTATCCCGCAGCGCGCCTACGTTTGCGCCCCATCGGTCCTGATACCACGCCGAGCGAATCAGCCGCCGGGTTTTGTCGGCGTCCCGCAGGGCGAGGTCGCCGCGGTAGCTGGTCGCCATGAACCGCTTGCCCGCCCGTTCCTTTTTCGTCCAGCACCACGCGTTCAGCAAAACCGAAACCGAAAGCGATTTCATGTGACCAGGCGGTACGTTCAAAAGTAGCCGCGGGATTTCGCCAGCGACGAACGCTTCGAGGTATTCGGCTTGAATGGCCAAGTGCCGGCCGTCGACGAACGGGGCCGGATCCAAGTGTTGCCACGCTTGTTTCGTGAACGTGTGCAGCGAGTTTTCGCAGCGTTCAGCGAGGGCGGTTTCGACTCGTGGCCACTCGTGCGGGTTAAGTTCCGGCGCTTGCATGCGCTTTGCGGTGGAGGGCGGCATAGGTCGCGAGTTCGTCGTCCGTGAAGTCCGCGAAATCAGCGACGGCGTTATCCTTCGGCGACATCGACCCGTCCGGGCTGGAAACCTCGACCGCCGTTGTCGGCTTGTAAAGCGGGTGGCGCGCTTTCAGGGTTAGTTCGAGGAGGCGGTCACTTTTGCGCGTAACCGTCCGAAATGCGGTGACTTTGTTCCCTCGCGAGTCTATCGACGTGTACGGTATTTGCTCGGTTTCACCGACGACGGCCCGGCGCACGCCGACCGATTCGAGGCCGTCCAGGTATTCGCGTTCGGCCGTGTCCCATTGTTCGGAAAACTCGGCGTCCCGTTTCTTGAGTTCGTACCACGAGGCCCGGCGTTCTAGCTCGCCGACTTTCCAAGCCTCGACGACGGAACCGGTAACGCGCAAGCGATCGAGAAACAAGGCGCGGCGTCGTTTCGTGGCTGTTTTCTTGCGCGCCACTTCACGAGCTCCGCGCGGCGACGACCTCGGAGAACGTCCCGGTTACCTCGTCCGGGCTGGCCACGAGAACCGGCTCCGTTTCGCGTAGGTCCCAAAAGCGTTGAAGGATAACGTCGCACCAGCCGGGGTCGATTTCCACGGCGAGGCAAATCCGGTCGGTTTGGTCGGCCGCAATAATCGTGGAACCGCTACCGCTGAACGGCTCCAGCACGACGTCGCCCGGGCCGGTGCTGTTTTCGATCAGGTCCCGGAGCAACGCGACAGGCTTCGCGGCGTT